AATGTGAGTATTAAATCTATTGCTAATACTAACTTTACAAAAGTTCTTTCAATTGATCCATCATCACACTCTCTTGGTTGGGCTGTTATAGAGATCGGATTAAAACAACCTCGATTGATAAAATGCGGAAAAATAAAATTCCCCAAGTCCCCGGAAATGCATATTAAATTTCAAGCAATAAATGATGGGTTGGCTGAGATATGTAAAGAGTACAAGCCAAATCATTGCGTAATAGAGCAATCAGTATATATTCAAAATTTTCAAACCAGCAGGGTGATTTCTTACATCATAGGTTACTCATGGGGTATTGCTCAGGGTTATTGCTCAAAAGTTATAGATATAAATCCAATGATATGGAAGCGTGGAGTAGGCTATAAAAATCTTTCTAAAGACGATAAAGAATATTTGCTAACAGAAGCAAGTCGAAAAAAAGAAAGGAAAGATAGGGTTAGAGATATCATCACTGGTTATTTTGAAATGCTTGATGATGACTTGAAAGATGATGATATTGTTGACGCAATCGGTATTGGTCTATGGTATTATTTAATGTTGAGGAAAGATGGCACTAGAACCGTACAAAGATAAAAGCTGGCTTTATGAGCATTATGTTCGTAAGAGAATGAATCTTACTGACATTGTAAAACTTTTAAAGCAAACTTATAACATGGAAATAACACCACAGGGCTTGTATAACTGGTGTGAAAAATACGATCTCCTTAGATTTAGAGGCAAGGGTCGAAATCTTGCATCTACAGCTAAGCGTAGACCGCAATCTCCAATGCAAAAGCAAGTAGAGCAGAGAAAGCGGCAGAAAAGAAAAGAAATACAACAAAAAAAGAAAGGTCTTAAAAGAAGATAATGCAGAGAAAAGTGGCATTAACTGATATTGCAATTTTTGGTGAACTTGATATGTTGTACAATCAAGTTCGTGTTCTTGAAGCAAAGCAAAATGAAACTCAATACAAATGTCTTGGCTCTGGCAAATGTTGTAAAATTGGCATCACCATTCATATGGCTGAGTGTGCGAATATTGCATACAATTTAAATAAACAATACTATCTTCACCTAGAAAATAAAGGCGAGCAATTTGCAAAAGAGTGGTTTGATAGCGTTGTATCTTCTCTAAAGGAGGCAATGAATGACACTAGTTGGGAGTTTGGCGGTGAGACAGAGAGATGGTGTGCATTCTATAAAAATGGTTGCTCTATTTATGGATATAGACCAATGGTGTGTAGAAGTTTTGGAACAATAGCCGGTGTTGATGATTACTGTCCACGAATTAGGAATGCTTATGGCAATATAGATTTTTACGCCGGTGAGCCAGTTGAAGATCTTGTTAGGCAATTTCAATTTTTAATGAAGAAGTACGCTAAAGATAAAGATTCAAATTACGATGTAGTTGTTTATATGCCATTAGGTGTTCTTAGCTTTTTAATTTCAACAGAGGAATTAGAAGAATTGGCTAAAAACACAGATGACAAAATGTGGAGAGCCGTTCAGGGATGGTACAACTACAGAGTTGAGTACACGAAGGTGCATGGTTTGCCACTGCCAAGGCTTAAAGAAGAAGCTGCAGCTGCTGGTGGTGTAATTGGATTTAACATAGATGAAAATACAGTGGACAACAGCGATAGTACCCAATAAATCAGAAGGATACTCAGATGCAGCTGGGTATTTAAAAAATAATCTTAAAAAAGATTTTTCTATTATTGAGCACAATGCAACCAGCCCGGTCGAAGAGGATTCGGCTGAGGTTGGCAAATTAGCTAGCATGGGTATTGGAATATTGTATGAAAAATCTGAAAAAGATGCTGACATTTATATCCATAATGCATTGCCAATTCTGTTTAATAAAAAAAATGGCTACAATGTTTGCTTCACATACTGGGAGACATCTAGGATTCCTTATCAATGGCTAGATGCATTAAATAGCGCAGATGAGGTTTGGACAACATCTAGATGGGCTAGAGAAGTATTTATAAACTCTGGTGTGCAAATACCTGTATATGACTTTAAATTGGGGATAAATGATCAAATCTATACACTTCCGGATATGCCTAGGAAGCTTGCACGGGAGCCATTTACTTTTCTTTGCATTGGTTCCCCATCCACCAGGAAGAATTCTCAGATCGCAGTGAATGCTTTTCTAAAGTTATTTGGTCATGATGAAAGGTTTAAGCTTATATATAAATCAAATGGACCGCCAGATGCAAGGATTTATAATGACACTCTGGAAATGAAAATGATGTTAAGCGAGCATCCAAGGATAGAGGTTATTGATTGGCAAGTTAGTGAATCTGATCTTGCATCCATATATAAAAGATCAGATTGTGTTCTTTATCCAACTAGCGGAGAGGGCTGGGGGCTGCTGCCGGTTCAGGGCATAGCATTAGGTATACCTACAATATGTACTAACGCTACGGCATGTACTGAGTTTGCACACCTATCCGTACCATTAGGGTTTAAATGGGGAAGTAAAAATATGACTGGAATATATGAGGGGTGCGGAGAGTGGGCTGAGCCAGATTTCGATGATTTATGTGATAAAATGTTATATGTTGTAAACAACTATGATGAAGTTGCATTGAATACTTTTGATGGCGCTAAGTACGTTCACAAAAATTTTACCTGGGAAAAGGTCAGTATTGAATATAAGGAAAGATTATGTCAGATATCGAACAAGTTAAGCAAAAAAGTTTAATAGATAAAATTAAAGATGTGGAGCAGGTCGGATTGCTTCATGTTAAGGGATATAGCAATAGAGAAATTTCTGCTTTAATGGCTCTTAAAATTAATGAAGTAAAAGATTATATTGATGAATACAAAAGAATATTAAATAAAACTGTTGAGGATGATCCATATTTTCTTGAAAGAGTTCAATTCAATACAGTTAAAGCATTGCAGGAGTTTGATCAGTTAAGCAAAGAGGCTTGGGAAACTATTAATATTGCAACTGACAATGGAATGGTCGCTGCAAGAATACAGGCGATTAAATTAGCTGGGGAGATCGCATCTAAAAAAGCACAGTTGCATAAATTGCTCGGTGGAAATCAAGCCGATGGCGAATATATTGCAAGAATGCAAAAAGCAGAGAATGTCAATCAGATTCTTTCTAAAATCCTTAGAGATGTTATTGCGAAGCATCCATCAATTGCAGAGGAAGTTAGAAGGGAATTAGAAATAGCCTTTGAGATTATGTCGGGAGAAAGTGTCGATCTGTCCGGTGATAGTCAAGAAGTGGTGGAGCATGAGGAGCCAGAATTTGAGAGCTAGAATTGAAGCCTTTATGTCAGAATTTGAGAACGGGTTTTACTGCCTTTATACCCTTGCTCAGAATTTGAGAACGGGTTTTGATGCCTTTATGACAAAGTACCAGAATTTGAGAACTGGTTTTGCTGCCTTTATGGTATATTTGGTGAAATAATTATGTCTGAATATCTTGGAATAAATTTGGAATTTGCAGATTTTGATAGATTGCTTAGGCAAGATGAATTGATGGAACAACCTGTACCAATTGAAACATTCGTACAAGAAAAGAAATATCTTGGTCTTCCGCCATTGTCTCCCATACAGCTTGAAATAGTAAGACATAGTACGCAAATCTTTAAACTGCCTACTTTGCAAAAGCTTATGGGTGAACATGATGGTCTCGAATACTATAAGAAATATACAGATAATGAAGTAATTTGTATGTTAGGTAAAGGTTCCGGGAAGGACCATTGTAGCAGAATTTCAATCGCATACACGGCATATTTGCTACATTGTTTGCGTGATCCTCTCAGTTACTATGGTAAAGCAAATGGGGTGTATGTTGACCTATTGAATCTTGCCGTAAACGCACAGCAGGCTCAAAGAGTTTTTTTCGAACCTTTAAAGAATCTATTACTTGGCTCTCCGTATTTTAATAGCGTTGGATTTGAACCCAGAGTGTCAGAAATATTTTTCTTTTCTAGACCTGTAAGACTATTCTCCGGTCACTCAGAAAGTGAAGGCTGGGAAGGTTACGAAGTTTTAACAATAGTGTTAGACGAAATCTCTGCATTTAAAACAGATACAGAATTAAAGGGTGATACAAGAGCTAAAGGTTCAGCCTCTGCGATCTATAATATGAGTAAGCTATCTGTAATGTCAAGATTCCCGGAAGTCGGAAAGGTTATCTTACTTTCATTCCCAAGATATAAGGGGGATTTTATTCAACAAAGATATTTTGGTGCTCAAGAAAGAAGTGAGCCTAAAACTTGGTATATAAAAGCAGCAACTTGGGAAGTGAATCCAACAATTAAAAGATCAGATCTTGAATCTGAATATGTAAGAAATCCTATAGAAGCTGCATCAAGATTTGAATGTGAACCACCAACAATGGAAGACGCATATTTTAGAGATGAAGATTTAGTTAGAAAAGCATTTATGTATGCAGACAATCCGGTGGATGAAGATGGTCGTTATCATAAATGGTTTAATAATGCAGATGGTCATAGAAGGTTTATACATGTTGACTTAGGATTTAAAAGAGACAGATCGGCATTATGTATGACACATTGCGCAGGATTTAAAGAAGTAAAAACCTCTATGGGTGTAGAAAAGCTTCCGGTGATTAATGTTGATCTATTACATTCTTGGGAAGCAGCACCCGGTGAAGAAATTAATTTTGCATCTGTCAGGCAAATGATAGTTGATTTGTGTAGAAAATTTGATGTAGCTAAAGTTACATTTGATAGATGGCAATCAATTGAAATGATTCAGAGTTTGAGAGCTCAAGGAATCGCATCTGATTTCCACAGCGTTAAGAAGAGTGATTATGATACATTAATGACTGCTATATACGATACAAGATTAAGAGGTTATTGGAATCAAATATTGGTCAATGAAGAACTTCTTAAGCTTAGATTGTTTAGTAACAATAAAATAGATCACCCATCTGGTGGTTCAAAAGATATGGCAGATGCTCTTGCCGGATCTGTTTTTAATTGCGTAGAGAATATTGCCGTTGAACAAGAAGTGGAAGTTGAAGTATTAGACTTTTCAATTCAGTCGGAAATTGATGAGGATTTAGAAGATTTTGGAACTGTGAGCGTGTATAATCATAATTTGAGACAGTTCACTCCCGGATATAAAGAAATTAGTGTACCAAGTCAGGAGGTGGGAAAGTGGATAGAATCAATATAGCAAAAGATATACAAGTAGAGGCTTCAGAAGTTGTAGCGATACTTACAGATAAAGTGGCAGATTTAACTGCACAAAATGCAGTCCTTACTGCACAAGTAAATACGCTGGTTAGAAAACTGAATCAGGCACAAGAAAAAAACTCTTTGAAAGAAGTTTAGCGAGCGTCGTATAGTTTTTGACAAATGTGCTACTATCTCTCTTGTCGTCACGGTGACGATGAAATTACACAGTAAATAGGAGCATAAAATGCAAATCAATGAAGCAAGCAATTTCCCAGTTATTTCACGCAGTGGTCGCACATCTGCTGAATTACAGCAGATAATCGATACATTGGTGCAGTCATCTGAAAACGGTAAGGCATACAGTATTGCCGGGGTTCAGTCTGGAAAACGGTATAACTCAATGCAACAGAGAATCAGAGCGCAAGCTAAGAAGTTAAACCTTCAAGTTCAGATTCACTTTGATAAAGTTAATGAGACACTTTATTTCAGAGTACCCGGAAAAGATGACATGGAAGTTACTGTCATTAAGAATACATCAGTAAAGGCAAAAGATGTTAAGAACGTCAAGACTTCGGTTAAGGCGTAATTAGCAGTTTTAGAAAAAAAAATAAATTTTTCGGGTGGGGCGAAAGCCCCACTTTTTTTTTAGTATAATGTCCATATGGCATTATTTGAGACACAGCAAATTGAAATTAGTAAAGAACAAACAAGCAAGTGGAATGTGTTATTCGCAATACCTTGCTACGATATGCAAATATCTGAACCAACAGTTTTATCATTGATTAAAACAATGATGTATTTTAGAGATCACGGAATAAAGTTCGGTTTGTGTACGATAACCGATAGCTTAATTAACAGAGCTAGAAATAGCGTGGTTGCAAAATTTATGGGCTTTGAAAAGGCTACGCATTTGATGTTTATTGATGCAGACATAGCTTGGGAGCCGGAGAGCATTATTAAGCTTTTATATCATGAAAAAGAAGTGGTAACTGCCGCATACCCTATTAAAGAAATTGATTGGAAGCGTGTTGAGGAAAATGTAAAAGCCGGCATGGACAATAACAAATTATTAGATAACAGTGTTCGATTTGTTGTAAATCCTGTTCGTGATGCTAATAATAGAACTATTAATGTAAGCAATGGTGCACTGGAAATATTTGATGCCGGCACCGGATTTATGTTAATTAAGAAGGAAGCTTTCATAAAAATGATGGAAAAATACCCAGAGCTAAAATACAACGACGATACCAACTCGTTAAATGATGAAGAAAAGAAATGGACCTATGCTTTCTTTAATTCATACATTGATCCACACATGAATAGATTTTTATCTGAAGACTATGGCTTCTGTAGATATTGGCAAAATATGGATGGAAAGATATGGGTTGATCCATCAATAGAGCTTACTCATTTAGGAAGAATAAAATATAAAGGCACTATGATGTCATTTATAGAGAAGCACGCAAAGATAACAGAGTAGTTTGAAATCAGTTTGAAAAAGGGATTTTTTCTCAAAATCACGAGACCTTGAGAAATACATACTAAAATTTGTAGAAAAAAAGAAAAGAATGCGGGTAGTTCATTTATCGTATTCTTTAATAAAAGCTTTAATGCGTGAAAAGCGTGTATTAAAGTTAGACTTTATTTGCTTCATATCCGTTGCCGCAATAAATTATTTTAAATACCGGATCGATCAAGCTATAATATAGCCTTTATCAATGATGTCGATCATTAAGTGTATTCATTGGCACACAGCCTTATGCGACTTCCTGTGCGATTAAATGAATTTCAAATATTTCTTTCGGTTTAGGTTGTTGTTTCTATAAATGCACGATACAATGGACGGAACGCTATGCGAATAGTCATAAATAACACAATAAATAAAATATTCAAACACATCTAGAAAGGCAATAATCGTGACTAATCTATCTGAATACAAACAGTCATACACAGACGCATTGGCACACGCATTGCGTCAAACAAACATAGACTTTGAGTTTCTCAAAGTTTATCGCAAACTTATTGGCACAGAGTTGTCATTTGGCAATACTGAATACGGTGTTATTACACATTTCAAATCAGTAAGTATTCAGCGTGATGAATCTACATACGCAGTAACCAATAAAGGTTATGAATTTGAATGCCAAGAGTTATTGTATATTATTAGACTTATTGAACTCAAAGCCAAAGGGATAGAAGTTGTTTATCCACAAGGTTCTGATTACGCACGAAATTGGACAAAGCCAAAGCAAAAGCGCAAAGCAAAAATATTAGATGGTTCAGCATTTATTCATCCGTCACAGTTTGATTATTACACAACTAAAAGAAAGTAAAGTAGAAAGGGAACTACAATGGCAAAAGTCAGCCTCAAAGACATACAACCAAGACTTGCTCGTAAAAAAGCAAAGCCAAAGCCAAAACCGTACTTTAATACACAGTGTATCACATACGATACCAAAGAGGAAATAGCATTTATTACTTCATTGTTGCGAGTAAAGGTTATTACTAATAATCGCAAAGGTATAAGTATTGACTTAGGTGAAGAACGCCTATTTCTCAGACTCAATCAAATAAATCAACTCAAACTTGTTATTAGTCTACTTCAATCAGAAATCAATGTTCTTATTGACGGTGACATTGAAGAAAGTAATCCTGACAACATTAGTCAAATAAAAGAACATCTTGTAGAGTTGGAAAAGCAAGAAGAAAATGACAAATCTCGTAAAGAAAAAACATTAGAACATCTAATGTGGTTGCGTTATGGTAATAAAAGACCAGCCAGCCCAGAAGATAAAAAGAAAGAATTAGAAGAATTTAATAATCAAATACAACAAGTGAGAAAAGCAAAAGGCTTGGCATAATGGAAAGCATAGTAAAAAATCAACTTCTAAATGAACTTGAAAATTTAACTAGAAATATGGATATTCCTATTCAAAGGCAAAGGGATTTCCGTTGGCTATCTAGAAATGCTGGCATAAATAATCCAAATCACAAAAACCTTGACAAGATAAATAAAATTTGTCAACTGCTTATGAAAGAAGAAAACAATGTTTGATAAAGGTGATTTAGTTAGATGGTATCCAGATTATGACAATGATATAGATTATGAATTAGCATACTTTGATAGTTATGCTAGGGAAGACCCAAGAAGTTGTTATATTTATGAAGTAAATAATACACTTACTGGTTGGTATACAGATATTGATAGAATTAAAGAATCTAATCAAGCTGATTATGATTTATTCTTAATGAATATTTATTCGAATAGAGATGAAGAAAATCCACTGAAAAAATCCTGAAAGGGGTAAAAATGGCTATTTGTGTCTATTGTAAACAAGAATATATTGATGAAAGAAAAGAAGCCGGATTTGATTATTGTCTATTAGATAGTTGTTACAAACAAGGTGTAGATAAAACAGAACGTGAATTTAGAAAAATCTATACGCCGGCTTTGTTGCATAAATCAAATTATTTCTGGATTAAAAAAACAGAATTAGCTTCATTAAATACACGTAGTGATTTACTACAAGAAAGGCAAACACAAAATGACTAATAGACCTAAAAAGCATTGCATTATTTGCAAAGAAAGAATTCTATATGTTTGGGATAAAGAAGAAACAACAAATCTTGAAGATGGTTGTGATGTAATCATTCGTGGTGATTACGGCAGTGTATTTGATATGGAAATTCATTCAGCCGCTATTTGCGACAAATGTATTAAAAAACTTATTGGAGAAGAATTAATTAAATATGAAGAGACACTACAATTTAAAACAGAAGTATGGGAGGATCAGTAATGACTGACTTTGTTGAAACTGAGGCTGAATGGAAAAAGTGGGATGAATTAGCACAACTTTACTATTCACTTGGTCAAAGTAAAGATGCAAATGAATGTTGGGCTATTGCTGATCAAATTCGTGAAAGAAAAGATTCAGATAAAGCAACAATCATAGCAAAGATATGGCAAGCAAGAAAAATAAAAGATGGGAGCTCGAATGAGTAACTACTACAGAAATTGGCAATATGGAATAACAAAAGAAGTAGTAGCAATACATGAAGTAGTGAATCCATACGATTGGGAATTGGATGTAGAAATGAATGAAGATTTTCAATTGTGGAAACAAGAAATGTCTAACAAAACAAACAAGGAGAATGAGTATGAATGATCTAGAAAAGCAAAATGCAGAAATTGAAAAAATGATTAATCTTGTAACAGAATCTTTGGAGCAAGAAAATATAAATCATCGTCTTGTAATGAGTATATTAGACGAAATGCAAAAAGTAATGTTGGCTTTGCAAGATAGAATTGAATATTTAGAAGGTCAAAATATTATTATTCGTAGCATTATTAATGAACAGGAAGTAAAGTAAATGAATGTAAAATGCTCACAATGTAATAAAAAAGCAGATTTACTCACAGCTTTTACTAAAGATAAAGTTTGTGGGAAGTGTACTCGTAAAAACCATCAACAATTCTTAAATCAATTTAAACCAAAGGAGAACAAGTGAAAAACCCATATGGCAAATTCAAATACACAGCAGATGGTAAACATCTTATTGTGTTGGAAAGAGAATGGCTGTTTCAAAATCAAAGAGAAAATGACGGATTTACTCCAAGACCGGTGCCAGAGAAATACTTTGAATATGTATTTCTTGGTGCTATGAGTGAGTATTTAAATACAGATTTTAATATCACTCATTACAAATCAAATCCACCATTCTCAACACATCAAAAGAAATTTATGTCAAAATGGCAATTTGCAATCCAAATGATTTATCCATATATTGGCTCTGACGATCGCAAATTGGGAAAGCATGTAATATCTCTATATCTGATCGATAGAAATGAAGAAGCATTTCAGTATAGAAGGATTTGGGAAGAGTTGTAAATAGAATAGAGATAGGCTAGCCTATCTCCTTTCATTAGGTGAAGGAAAATATGTATGATGGTTATTCATCATATTAAAGTATTTGCTAAAACTTGTTTAGCTATATCTATAAATTTGTTAGTCACGGGTTGGTTTATAGATGAAGACGTATCAATATAAATGTTTTCCGCCTATCTCTATTGTATTAATAAACAACCAAGGAGAAACATGAACATAACAATGACAGATTATCTAGAATTTGACACAGTTCCAGTAGAAGAAAGTTGTGCACAAATAGGATCTGAAAACTTCTATGAAGATGCATTACTTGAAGCAGAAACATTTTTAGAACAAATGAAAAGAACATTTCCAAAAGCATTAGAAATTGGTATTAGATTTAAAATAAAATGGAATGACCACGACTTTGGTAGTTATCCATCTATAAGGGTTATTTATTATCCAGATAAACCTGAACACGAAATGGTGTATGAAATTGAAAAATCTATCCCATATTACTGGGATGATATTTCTAAAAGTAAGTTAGAAAATAAGTTACACTACAAAAATAAAAGGGAGCAACAATAATGAGTTCAATTAACCTGAAAGATATTTATGATCAAATTGTTAACTTTGATCACACATATGAATATTCAGATGACCACAGAGTGTGGAGCGCAGGTAATCGAGAAGAAAAAGAAATAATTGCTATTACTTCTAAATTAACACAAGAGGAAAAAATGGAATTGCATGATCTTTGCAAAAACTGGTTCAATAAATACTATTCAGATCATCCAAAATTTCTAGATTGGGATGCTTCTTTGAAAGAAAGAAACAAGTTGTTTATTCCAGTAATTTATAAAATTATGACACTGTGTCAAATTGAAGTCAATGTTTGAATCAATACTTACTTTAGCAATTGTAGTCATAGCCGGATTGATGGCTGGTATTGCAATTAAATCACTATATCTTGAAGAGGAGAATGATGGACAAAAATGAAATAGCTAATCCTTATAAAAAAGCAATTGAGCAGATTGTTGAAATACTAACTATCCCCGGAGAAGAAGCAACAGATGGTGAATGTATAGATATGATCTGGAATGTGATAGTAAAAGATCTTGGTGTTAATTTAACAGCAGTGAAAAATTTTAGAGAAGAAATACTCAAACAGAAAGAAGGAAGATAACATGCCATTGTCATGGAATATTGGTAATATTAAAATGTATAAAGATGATACAGACAAAGCTTATATTGAAAGAGAAGAGTTTGGTCAAAAAGTATATGATTTAGTTCCAATGACTAAAGCATTTATCTTTTGGAGTGGTGCTACTGGTTATGGAAGCATTACCAAATCAAACGCAGCAGAGTATTATGCGAGATCTAAAGTTGTAGAAAAGATTTGTAATATCTCTTTTATGCAAGGTTGGGGGGAAGATGAGAATGGCGAGTCCTATGTAATCC